TATCTGGTGGGGTCTGCCAAGGGTCGTTTTCTGGCTTCATATTACGTTGTACTTCCTCTCTAGAAGCAATACCTTTAGTAACAGCAATACCAAGAGCTGCAATAGCGCGACCCCAAGCACTTGTCTCCAATGTCATCATTTCTGCACCACGAGCAAAGCCTTTAGCAGGGACACGTTCCCAAGCCCAACCTGTTGCGTGGTTTAATTGCTCACGATCAGGATAAGCGAAGGCTTCACCATAAATAAAAGTTTCGCCGTTGAATTCCAATACACCTCGGTATTGAAAACGTAATACTCCGTTTGGGTATTTGTCGTAAAACATTTGTATACGATCTTTAACTTCTATGTAATTCTTTAAATAATCCATTTAATTAACTCCTATAAATAGTCCTTGAAATTCTTGCAATTGCTCTAGCTTGTTTTCACAGTCACATTCCTTAAACGTGCATTGGGTTTTGTGATAAAAGTACATTTTGTGATAAGCATCAGCGATTAGTTCTGATATCGGATACCAGACTTTATCCATACTGCCCCTCTCGTTAAATTGAGATTAAGGCAAAGGTGTGTCAAAACACGGCATTGAATTATAACAATTTGATAACGGTTTTAACGCCAGAGTTCGCCTTCGGCTATAAATGAACCGTCTTTGTTAAATGGCACTAGCTCGGGTTTAACCTGTCCGTCTTGTTCGTATAATATGCCAAAACCTGCTTGCCAGTTAGCGTGACCTTCTTTCATATAACGCATACCAGCACTATTGAGGTCGCATAAATGCCCAACTTCCATACCCCACAAAGTACTAAGTTTGCCTGCAAAACCGTGTGACGCTGAAGCAATACCTTGCCTATGGGTATGACCACAAATAACATTCTTACCTGTTCTTGTAGCTAGTCCAAGAGCTGTTTGTCCTGCGTGATTATAAAGCCTGCCTTCGTCACCGTGACCCATAATTACGCCTTTGGCAACTTCGGTTAATGATCTGTTATATGTGATTTTAATATCTGGTTCGTTATAACCTAAAAGGTTTTCTATTTTGATTGCGTCAATAACTGCAAATGCTGGTGCGTGACGGCTAATATACTTTTCAATACGAATGGTGTGATTACTGCGTTGAATTTGGAAAGGCTTACTGCGTCCAATAGCACTACGGAATTCTTTGAGTAAGCCCTTCAAACCAATTATATTCTTTTGTAACGAACCCTCAAACTCCAGGGCTGTGCCACGTGCATAAGTAGATATGGTTTGGCAATCAAGTTCGTCACCAACACAAAGTAATTTATCTGGTTTCACATAATCTATATAATCAAGTAAAGAATCAACGTATTGCTTTTTAATGTATGGGTATTGCAAATCTGAGATTACGACGTAACGTTTAATAGTTACCTCTTTCGTGTAGGTTTCTTACCTAACTGTGAGTTAATACTATCTATAGTACTACGAATTTTAACAACATCTAACTGTAGGCGTGTCACTTTATCCGATAAAGAACTTCCACCATTAGGAAACAATTGTGATTTCATTTTAATAATTTCTGCAGTTGCCTTAATAACCAAAACAAGAATAGTAATAAGCAAACCAATAATGCCAACAAGTTCATTTATCATTGTCCGTCAAACCACTCAGGATCATAAAAGTCGTCGTCGTCTTCTTCTGGCGATACTGTGAACTGGTATTTCTCAGCAGCAAAGTTAATAATTCCAAATACGCTGTGTTGAGGCATATCAGCATTAGCTTGTATCTTTATAGACTTTTTGCGTCCGTCAAAAGTTTCAAGTAAACAAACAAACCCTGTAATAAGTTTGCCGTCTTCGTGAGCTGTGTTAATCACTTTTACTAGTTCTGAAGCCATTACGTCTGGTAGTTCAATTGTTTGCTTTTTTGCTTTAGGTTTGCTCATATTCCAAATGCCTTTCCGTTAAGGTCGCCTGCCTTAGTAAAGGATATATGCAAATGTGATACGTGAGGGTTAGACCCTTTATAGACACGCCAAGCCCAATTCTGTCGTGGTGAGGCTATTCGGTGCTGGTGAATAATGTAACTAAGTCTTTTGTCGCCTTTAAGTGCAATTGTCTTAATTTGCTCAGCAAGTAACCAAGACTCTTTACTAGATCCTTTAACAAGGTCTGAGTCAACATCTATAGCACGAACCCAACCATTCTTATCTGGGTTATGGTCTGACTTACGTGCGTTATGTGCTGTGTCGCCTATCCAGCCGTCGGAGCGTTTATCTCGCTTAGGATACTTGGCGTTTATTTCCGAGCGTAATTGCTCAGCTGCTTTACTTAACCTTGGTTTTGGCATTTGGATTCATCGCGCCCATTGAAGCAGCTACGACAGCACCAAGTACAGCTCTGTAATCAAGGGCGAAGTCTGTTGCTTGCCAAGCTGCTAGGAAAGCAATTGCAGCTAAAGAAAATTGTTTATGGTTAAATTTCATCAGGATATAACTCTTTTACTTTGTCTGATATTTGTTTTTTTGTTGGTTTTGTTGCTGGTTCATCTATCCAAGTAATTTCTGTATTAGTTACAACCCAACCAGTTGAATATCCTAATGCAATTAAAGCATCTGAAGTTTTTTGTGTTTCAGTTATCATGGGGTTACTTCCATTAAAATTATTGTTGACAAAGAGTTTCCTGTTTGTACTGATACTTGAGCATTATTTCCTTGACTCATAAATTGGGTTTTGTATGTTGTAGCAGAAGTTGTTGCAGGTGTATCTAAAACTTTGACACTCGTTCCACCAAAATCTTGACGGTCATTAGTGCCGTTTTTACCACCATCAACCATTATCTGAGCAATTTGTGTAGCACCTCTAAATAATCTCATAGCCATAGAAGTATTATTTGTTTCTTTTTGATTTGCGCCGTGATCAACCATAACTAAAACTTTATTGCTTGCACTTGTTGGTGTAATTGTTGCTGTTAATCCTGTATCAACGTAAGTGTTTGTGCTTGAGTTGGTTTGAGTACCAGTTGAACCATAAACAATTTGAACAACTTTACTAGAAGTTGCAACCCATTTGAAATCTAAATCAGTATTGCTATTTTTTGCCAAAACTTGGTCAGTAGTTCCACCTTTAAGATCAACTAAAGAAGTGTCAATTGCTGAACCAAGTGTGCGAATAGCAGAAGCACCATCTTTAACAAGTGCTGTGTCATCTGGGGTAGTCCAGCCAAAATTGGTCGTAGTTGCCATAGTTCCTAGTTTATCCTTTTCTTAAGCGACGTCAAGCCACGTTAAATCGTTAGGCAGGTTTTGCCATCGGGTTAATGGGTTGTAGTCTTCCCATTGTACATCAAGAGAACTGTAAATTGAGTTAGAAATCGCTAAATCAAGTTCAAGGCTGTTCTTTGATAGCGTCCAAGTCCAGCCTTCACAAAAACCTTCAAATACACCTGAGGTAATTATGCCTGTTGGAATGTTAGTAATGGCAATAAGTGTGTCCATTGAAACACCAAGTAATGAATTACGTACAGCATCAGTTATGTTTGGGTTAGATAGGTTTAGGGATACAGAATCCAATGACACTTTAGGTAAGCCTCTTAAAGCAACTGTTCTAGCAGCTTGTTCTTGTGCATCAAGTTGTTCAGCCAAAATGGTTGGCACAATTTGTTGCAATAAACCATAGGTATCTATGCTTGTGTCATTCTCGGCTGCTTCTTCGGCAATCGGATCGTTGTATTGAATTACTACGCTGTTAATAATGTCTGCTGTTTGTAGACGTGTGGTAAAGCCTGCGCTTGAAAGAATGTCAGCGTCAACGGCTATAGTGTTTGTTCCATAGTTAGTTGAACGTCTTTCAGCATCTGCATAACCGATTAAACCGTCGCCAGTTTCGTACAAATAACCCAAACCTGTTGTAGCTGTAACGTCCGTTATTTCATTAGCTTGTTCAACTTGTGCTGATCGTGCTAGCACTTCGTAGCGTCCGTTGTCAATAATGTCTATGCCTTGCACACCATAGTCTTGCCAAGTTTCAAGTGCTGGTAAATCGTTCCAAGTAGTTAAATTACTTAGGTCTTCCCAAGCTGTGTAAAGTGTTTCCTCTAATATTCGTTCAATGCGTTGTCCGTCAAATTCTTGTGGGTAAGATACTGCACCTGCGTAACGTTTAACAAGTAAACCAAGAAAACCTATAGCCTGCACTTGTACTGTGTTTGCATATTGATCGTTTGCCCCAGCACCTTCAAGAGTGTTTTGAACACTTGAAACTTCACCTGTGAACAAATCAACAAACACATTATTTGTGTCTTTAACTTGAATATTTACTACGTCTAATAAGTTAATTGCTGGGCTTGTGCCAGATAAGTTAATAAGTTCAAGGTTACAATAGCTAGGTTGAGTTGGTTCAAAAAAATCATTACGACCTGCTGTGATAGTTGCGTTACTCAAAACCTCATTAGTGTATTCAACGCCAGCAATACGTATCTTAAATGTGGGTGTGTAAATCGTCATTGGTTATCTAAACCCAAAGTTAAATGGCTTTATTCCTGTCGTCTTTAACGCTGTGTTTTGTACTTTAGTAATTGTTCTAGCTGTGCCTTGTGGATCTATAGCACCTTTAACGTTGTTGTTAATAATAACTGTTGGTTTTTGTGTGTTAATACCTACTAAGCCTTTTGCTTTGTCGCTGAAAGAAGCCTCGGGTGCAAATTGTCCTGTTGCACTTGCAAATTGTCCTATTAGTGAATCATCAAATGCTTGTTTAAAATCTCTAAATCTTTGTACAGCTGCGTCAAGTTTGGCAAACAAAGAATCTAAGCCTTCAACCATACGTGTGAGTAAGTTAATGAATCTTACAAAACCTGAATCACTTGAGGTGTTGCTGTCAAATGCTCCTGCAAGTGAACCTAGTCCTGAACCAAGGTTACGTAGAGCAACACCAAGACTGTAACCTGCGTCTTCACCTTCGTTAGTTGCTTCCTTAAACATTCCAAGAGAAGGTACTACAGATTTCTTTTTACCAATAAGTCCGTCAACAAGTCCTTGTAAAGCAGGTGCAAGAGTATCTGTTGCAAAGCGTGCAAACTTTTCAAGTATAGGTAAAAGTGCTTCACCTAAACTTTCCTTGGCTTCATCAAGAGCAATCTTGATACGAGCCATACGACCAGCAAAAGTATTAGCTGCAACGTCTGCTTGACCTGCAAAAGTTTCTGATAATGATTTAACAGCTGCATCAAAATCTTTAGATTTAATAATGTTTTCGTCCAGAGGTACACCGATACGTTTTAATGCTCCTAGGTTGCCGTCATAGGCTTTACCTAGTGCTTCTGTGACTGTGGCAAGGTCTTTACCTGTACCAGCAGCAATATCAAGGGCTAATGTTTGTAGTTTTTGTGCTTTAGTTATGTTTTGTGTTGATCTAACAAGTCTGTCAAGGCTTGGACGTAATTGGTCGTCTGCGACACCTGTAGCTCTTGCTGTTTTGTCAATAAAATCTTCTGTAGCTGCTATCTGTGCGTCTGTGGCTTTAGTTGTGTTCTTTAATGTTTGAGCAAGGCTTTTCATAGCCTTTTCGTCTTCTATAGCTGCTTTAACAGCGTCAATACCTATCTTAATAGCCATAGCCCCAGCAGCTGCGCCAACGGCTGCAAAAGCCAAAGCACCAGCCTTTAATGCGCCACCAAGTTTATCACTAAAACTTCTTGTTTCTTTATCGGCTTTATCAAGTCCGTCTATAAATTGTTTTGTGTCAGCAAGTAACGCTAATTTAAGTGTCCTAATATCAGCCATTAAATCCTCTTTGTCCAAGCGTTTCGAATAAGTTCATAACCTGCTAACCATTCTTTTGCAATAGTTGGTTGAAATCTGGCCATAGCAGGATATAACCACCAACCACGATTACCTCGACCTTTGCTAGGTGAGCGACGTGGGAACTGTTTATAGTCCTTAGAACCAAACTCATTACCCATTATCACATATCCAGCACTAAAAGCACTAGAGCCAACTTTGGCACGACCACCAACACTAAAACTTGGTGCTTTAT